CGACGTGGAACCTGGCCAGGCGATCGCAGATATAAAAAAGGATCTGTCGCTGCTGCTCAAACGGCATATTCAGCAGCTCAACAATGAATGGGGCCCGGCGCACCAGGTCAAGCCCGGTCACCATGGGAACAATCACCGTCAAGTCGCTAACACGCCCAAAGTCTTCGCCCAGGGCGATCAGCAGGTCAGCAGGCAGGCCCGCCAGCAGCGGGGCCAGCTCGCGCTCGCACCAGTCCCGGATTTCGGCCTCGCGCTGGTGCGGCTTCCAATGCTTAAACTCGTCAGGCATAGACAGGCGCAGCACCGGATAGTCCGCTGTCATGCGCTCCTCGATCAGAGCGCGCGACAGCCAGGCACCCGCGCCTTGCGACGGAATGACATCCAGCTCCTCGGTGGCGGCCTCGCCATAAAAGGAATACACGCCATCAATCCATTTGGCCTCATCCTCGGCGGTCCACTTCTTGCCCAGGCGCAAACAAACACGTTGGTATAGACCCTGCTCGACCGCTTCTTTAAAGGCAATACGCTGCACGGTGCCGGCACGCTTACCGGCCCGGATATCGTTGATCAGTTCATTGAATGGGTTTTTATCCCCATTGTGCGTGCTGATCACCCGCACCTTGCCGCCCCAGATCAGCAGCGCCAGCGCAGCCTTGAGCAGCTCGCCCAGCTTGTCGTGGAACGCCGCCTCATCAATGATCACCACACCTTGCTTGCCGCGCAGGTTGGCCGGACGGCTGGACAGGGCCACGATGCGGTGGCCGCTATCAGGAAAACGGATCGTGTACGTCTTAATGTGCTTGTCGTCGGCATCGTCTTCCCAGAGGCCTTCCTCGACAGCGCTGGCGGCCCGATTGAAAACCCGCGCCCACATCGCACAGGCCTCGACGTACTCGATGGCCATGTCCTGGTTGTAGCCGATGTAATAGCAGTTCTGACCGCCGGCCGCCTTGCTGCTGGCGGCGATCAGCACATCATCGCTGGCCTCGGCCCAGGTCAGGCCGGTACGCCGCGACTTTTCGCTGACCTTGAGCTGGCTGTCATCGGCGACCCACGCCTGCTGATAGGGCAGCAGGACGGGCGGCGGGGCCTTGGCCGAATGGGTGGCCGGTATGAAGGCAGGCACCTGGCTCATTACGCAATCCCCAGCAGCTCACGGCGCAGATCATCGACCACCTCTTTAGACAGGCCACCGCGCCTGGCCACCTCGGTCGCCTTGTCGGCCGCTTCCTGGGCGAACTCGCGGCGCAGCTCCCTGGCCCACTTCTTCTGGCCCAGGCTCATGCGGCCAATATCGGCCAAAGCGTGGGTGACCTGGGCGATGTGCTTGGCGGCCTTTTCCGGCTCATGCTCGGCATTGCGCAGCGCGATCGTGATGCGTAGCAGCTGCTCCTGCACGATACGGGCCGTCACATCAACCAGCGCGCCCTGGCTGTCATCATCGGACTCGGCGAAGGCTTTGGCCATTTGCGTGGTTTTACGCACATCGCCCATGGCCGTCTCGAACTCCTCCTGCAGATCCTGGCCATAACGCTGCACGGCCGACCTGGACAGCTTGAAGCCGTTCTCGGTCAGCCACTCGGACAGACCCTGGTAGCCCTGAAAGCCACCACTGACCAGGCGTTGATTCAGCTCCTCGCGCAGCTCGGGCGGCAGCTCATAGACGCGGGAACGCGGTGCCATACCTAGACCCCCGGACGCGGACGCGCCACGCCCGGCACATTGGCACGGCCAGCGGCCACATCGCCGCCGCGCGCCGTCAGCGTCACAATCCAGCCGGCACGCGGCTGCTGGGTGATCACCAGCCCCTGCTCTTCGAGCCAGGCCATATCGGCGTGCAGCCGGTCGCTGCTAACCCGGTGCGCATACGCCCCGGACAGCTCATCATTCAAGCTGTACTCGTTCGTGGTGTATTCATTGCGGCGCGAAAGAATACGCAAGATCGCCAGGCGGCGACCCTCGGTTTCAAAATCCTGATAGCTCATTGGCTCATTTCTCCCTACGCTCCTGAAGCAAATACTCATGTAGCCGGTTAAGCAGGCTGACCGTACCCACCAGCTGGGCGGACACCTCGGCCAGCTTGCGATTGGTGTGCGCCATCTCGGATCGCAGCGCGTCCAGATCACCATGGCCAGGCTGGTGCTCCAGGGTGTGCTCGACGCGATCCAGGCGCGACACCACCTGATCGACCCGCTCATCAACCCCATCGATCGCCGACTTGGTTGCGGCCGTTCGCCCCGTCCACCAGACATAAATCCCAATGGCTCCCATGATCATGGTCTGCAAAACATCCCATCCGAATCGCGCTGTGCCCAAATCCATCACGCCTAATACCTCGCCCGTTGCTGTTGTTTCTTTTCATGAATGACCTGGCAATCGATGCAGCGCGCCGCGCCGGGCTTAGCGGCCAGCCGGGCCTGCCCGATATCCTCGCCACAGTTCTGGCACGCACCGTCGGGCGAGCCGGGGGCATCGTCCTGCATGCGCTTGCGCAAGGCCTCTAGCGCCACGGCGCGCTCATCGTCAGCGAACTTTGCCGCCAGCTCGTACTGCTGCTCTGTCAACACAATCGATACCTTCTGCCCGCACGGCCGCGAGCTTTTTCCAGCCTCGACTGCCCCAGCGGTGTAACTGTTCAATGAATAGCGCCACTTGGCGCTGCGAGTAATTGCCGACCGGGCGCTCGGGCTGGGCCTCGGGCGCGGTCATTTCAGATTCGGGCGCGCACACCACCACGGGCGGCACCTGCGGCGGTGGCGGCAGGGTCACAGGCGCGGCTGCGCAGCCTGCCAACGCCCCGGCAACCAACACCCCAAAGAATGCGCCCCTCATGGCAGCGCCCCTATTGCACGCGCAAGCACCGGCGCAACCGGGCCATCGTCAGAATCAGGGGCCGCGTGAATGGCTTGGCGCAGCGGCGTATAAATGGTGTCGTCATCCTGCTGCAGCAGATCGGCAAGCGCCTTGGCCGCGTCCTGCGCTCGCTGGCGCTCTTCGACCTGGATCACCAGCAGCATGGCCAGCTGCTCGGACGATTGCTTCCAGGCGTCCCGATTGGCCCCGATCAGTGCCTGGTCCGATTGCGCAGTCTTCAACTGCTGCTCCAGGCTATTGACGCGCACGTAATACACGCCCATCAATACCGCCAGGCCCAAACCAAACAACAAGGTAGGGCTACTAAACAGGCCGCCCACCAGCCCGCCGATTTTCTTAATGAATGAGATCACTTGCGGCCCCCGTGCTCTAGCGAGTAATGGTTGCCGTCGCTAAAGCGACCGCCCCAGGAGCCGCCCAGCGACTCCCAGTACTGGCCCAGCGGCAGGTGATCCTCGGTCGATGTCAGGAACTTCCCATCTTTGAATAGATTGAAGTCCACGGCCAGGCGCTCTTTGTGAACGCTGTTTGCTGCGCTGTAGCTCTTTTTCTGGCCGACGTTGCCGTGTACTCGCGGGTCGCGATAGGCATCGCCAAACGTCAGCTCGTAGCCGCTGTCATAGGCAAACACGATCAGCTGCGCGATCATGCGGGTGAACTTGCGCTGCTTTTGTCCGAGCGTCATGTCACTGACCTCCGGAAACTTTAGGCTGCTGGACCAGGCGGCCGACAGCGCCGAGCACCAGAACCGCAATCGTGATGCCGCGCACCCATGGCTCGGGAAAGCTGGCTTGCCAGGCGATGGGCAGCGCCACCCAGGCCGCCTGTATCGCGCCGGCGATCAGCATCGCCTGAACGCTAAACATGCGCAGACACTTTTTCCATTCCGGGATCAGTTGCATGGCATCCCCCCGAACGAACACAGCTTGGCCGCGCCGCGATGGGCGACGGCAAGCAAGACATGGGCTATTGAGTTTGGATTTTTCATACCCCGCAGATTACGGGGCGGCGCGCTTGCTGGTTATGTGAAGCGCTTCAGCATGAGCGGCAAGCGGGGAACTACAGGAGGGATTGTTGACGCGTATCGACGGTGTCGATCGCAGCCAGAATAGTGTACACCTGGCGATCTGTCAGCCGGTATTGTAGGGCCAGATCGCTTACGCGTGTGCCTTCATTTCGCTTGGCACGGATCTGGCGATCGCGAACATTGCGCATGGCGGCCAAGCAGCGCGGCACAATCAGCAGTTCGCCACCAAAGTTTTCGACCAGGCGGGCCGCGTCGGTCTCGCCCAGCCACGCAGCGAGGAAATGACCAGTGTCGAACTGGACCGGAACATACACGCGGGTGCCGCCAGCGCGCTCGACCAGCGCCAAAGCGGCCGCCAAGCCGACAGCATCAACCACCTCGATCAACGATTGAGGCAAGTCCACCAGGTCTAGTTCGCTCGCGCCGATCATGGTGCTTTCTTCCGCTTGGCCAGACCTTCCATGATCGCGGCCAGGCGCTGGCGGGCCTGGTCGGTTTCATTCTTTGTCATGCGCGGAGCGGGCAGCTGCAGCGGCGCAGGCCGGGCGGGCAGCATATCCAGCAGCGTGCGTGGCGCGGGCCAGCGATCGCTTTGCCGGGCCAGCCCCAAAAACGCCCGGCGCAGGCGCTCAACGTCCTGGTGTTCTTGCCAATCGATATTGGCCGTCCACAGCACCTCGACCCATACATCCTCGGTGAACGCGACAGTTTCATGCCCAGGCGCACCCGACAGGTGCAAGACAATCAGCGCCTGTAAACCGTTGCTAATGGACGTATAAAACCAGTCAGGCACCTTTTTATCCACGCGACCTCCTGCCCAGGTTGGCCAGCGCGGCGGCCGTCTTGCTGGTCGGGGCACGCACAGCGGATGTCGCGACAGGCGCAATCTGAACCACGCCCGCGCCTCGGGCCTGCTGCGACTCGACCACGCGCTTGAGGTAGTTATGGTTTTTTAGCGGGCGGGTGTCTTCGCCGTTTTCACGCTTGGCACGGATGGCCTCGACCGTCTCCGATAGCGCCACACCGACCAGCAGCGTGTCGGTGTGCAGGGCCAACACTTCGCGGGACAGGCGCAGCTGACGCTCGTAGGCGGTGGCGCGCGTTTTGCCACGAAACAAGCCTACATACGACACCAGCGGGCGCGAGACCTCGCGGGGCAGCTCGGCAAGGATACCCATCAGCGTGCGCAGCGCCTCATCCTCGACCATCTGCTCCAGGGCGAACGTGACGTGACAGCAAGGGCAGCGGATATCCATCAGAACAACTCCCCGTTATGCGGTTTTCCTGTGCGGGCAGGGAACGGCACCACATTGCCCAGCTCGCGCTCGACGCCGCCGGCCTGGCGGAACTCTTGCCACAGCGTCAGGTGACCGGGGCAGTAATGCACATTGGGCGCGACCTGGTAGGCGTGGCGCTCGCACAGCGGTAGATCGCACGTGCGGCCCTCGGCCACTGGGAAGTCGCAAAGATAGCCAGACACGGACGCGCACTTTTCAGCAGCGCAATGCGGCCCCAGCTTGCCGCATAGGAACATGGTGCCGCCATCCCTGGTAGGCTCGATATAGCAAGGCATCAGTGCGCCCCTTTTTTGCGGAATGCGGCCTCGGCCGAAAACATGCCAGCCCGGCACTGGTCCAAAACTTCCGCGCCCGCTTTTGCGCCAATCATGGCCGCCATATGACCGCACAACCATGCCATCAGACCGAACCAGAACGCCTCCTGATGCCCGTCGCTTAGAGACCCCAGGCCGGAGTCGTCCGCCGCATCCAT